GGAAACTGAATTGTAAATGTTCCTGATGTAGCTGTTTTATCTGCTCCAAAATCTAAAACACATACGCCAGCATTTGTGGATGTTGATGATGTGTTATAAATTAATGCTCCTCTTGCAGTTAAAGTGACTCCAGTAAATGATCTGTCTGCAAAGTCCACTCTTGCTACACCCGCTGTTAAAGAAACAGCTTGGTTAACTAAAAGTCCCCCACCAGAAGTATATTGTCCAGTGTTTGCTACTTGGTTCGTAGTAGTAAAGGAAGTAGTTGCTGAGTTTAGAGTCGCTGAAGAAGTATAAAGAGCTATTTTAAATTTGTCGCCACTTGAATTTGAAAAGTTAGCGTCGCCTTCCAACAGTTGTTTCTTGAACGAATTACAAATTGCTTGTGTTATAGCCATGTTTTCTCCTTATTGTTTTCCTATTCGAGGAACACCTGATTGGTATTCATCCCGTCTTCGTCTTCCCATTTGTTCTATGGAGAAGCCTTTAACGGCCTCAACATATTTTTTATCATATAACTGATACATGTCAATGGGTCCCTTTAAGAAACCATAGGCCTCTACGAGGCAGGCATACAATAAGCCATTGGGAAATTCTAGACTTAGGTATGTAGTAGTATTTGTACTCGATAACCCTGCGGGTTTCAAGATATAATTTAATTGTATAGTGTAAGTCTGGTCTGGAGTTGGAGCTACAACCACTGTGTCTTCATCCCAGTTGCTGTAATATTTAGGCACTCCTTGAGCGGCGTTGGGATTAAATTCCGACATAAAATTAACGTCTCTATATTGTAAAAAGTCTCTGTTTTGATTAGTGTCTCCAGTGGCTAATTCAGAGTCTACAATTTGAGCAGATCTAATTACCAACAAATTCTGAGGAGTGTCTATGAATCTTTGACCTGCTATTAAATTCGCAGTAACGTATCTTCTGTTATTATCAGAATCTACATCTCTTAATATTCTAAATTCTGCATCTTCTATAAATCCATTTATAATAGTTGACGTAAATACATTTGAATTTACTTCACAATAATCTCTAATTTTTGTTACTAGTTCATCGTATGTCATGATATATTAATTGTTACACTCCCTATTTGCATTAACGCTTGTCTGGCATTGCTAACTGTATTTGGATTTGCTGGAACCATGCTTCCGTCAGTAACAGTTTGAAATGCAAAATCTCCAGGCAAAGTTAGATCGGCAGTAATTCCTCCGCCTCCTCCAGTTAATAAATTAAATTGTTGTGGTCTTGGATGTTGTAATCCTTGGGGATCTGCTGAATAAGGTGTGGGTTCTAATTGTGGTTGTTTAGGTTCATACTCTGAAGTATGAACTCTTGCACCATTCCATTCTTTAACCATTTCACGATATGGAAAAGCCAGACCGGATCTATCTGAAATAAATAAAGCGTGTTTTCCTTTTGCTGTGTTTCCCATAATTATATACTCGGATAATAAGTTCGAGGAGCAATGTATACACTAGCTGAAGAACCGTCTTCTTCTAAAGCTCGTGCTAACTCATCCTCATAAATTAATTTCATTTCTTGAATTCTTGGTTGTGCATATTTCATAGAAAGATAATATGTTAATCCGGCTATCATGCAAGGTACAAATCTATATGGCACATCAGTTGCATTAGTATAAGCTCCTGCATCTTGAATTCTTTTTTCATAATAGAAATTTATAACATTTCCATTTTCTGTAGAACCTGGAGTTAAATATAAAGTAATTAAAATATGATCTATAAATCTTTGCACAAAATATTGAGATGGTTGACCTGTAGAAGACTTATTAGATAAAGCTTGAAATTGAGATCTATTAATTTTTTCTAAAGGAGAATCAACATTAGAAGAATTTCTATAAGACATTTCTAAAATTTCTGTAGCTTGATTTACAAAATTAGTAACAGCAGCTCCATTTGAGTGAGTGGCTGCAGTTGTTCCATTAACTCCACGTGTTACTCCAGTTAATTCTAAATCACTAAATCCAGTATAAGAAATATTTTCTGATCCAACGTTTATAGTCCCTACATCTGGCATGTTAGTTTTAGAAGCTATCGTAATTCCTGTAGTGGCACTAGTGGAAGATATTGCTGCGCTTAAAGTAGTGGTGACCCCATTTGAATTACCGTCTGCTGTGGATCTAAAAATTCTATATTCGTTTTGACCATCAACTAGAGTTATATTAGTTTTAGCCACCTCCCAAAAATGAAGACCTCTATTTCCCCATTCTTGAAATAAAATATTTAAAGAACGTCTAGCGGTTTTTAAATTATAACCGCTCATGTCAAATTGACCAAGTCTGTTATAAGACTCTTCAATTATCTCATCAATCGAAAACGTTTTGTCAAACGTCGTAGTGCCAGAAGTAGTGTTGGCCATTTAAACTCCTAGTTATAAAACACAGAACAAACTGTTACATGTTCAGTTGTAAAAGCTACACATAAATCTGTTTCAAATAAAATAGGACCAGGGAAATTTATTACAATAGGGCTTCCGCCAGATGTAACTCCACTAGTTTTATATTTAAATTTTACTGTGCCAGAAGCTCCTCCATCTTTTAAATGAAAATCTCCTGAAGAAGCAGTTGTGTTAAGAATAACACCCATAGCTCTTGTTCTTCCTGATTTTACAATTTTATTTTCTGTGGTTACATTTGCATTAAATATGTCTCCACTATTGCCGTTTGTAATCATATTCTTCTCCGTTAAAATTGATGAGGGCCCGAAGGCCCTCAATAATTATTTATTAGATATTACCAATAAGTTCAGCCGCATTTCTGTTAGCTGTACAAGTGATGTAATCTAATGAAGTTACTCTTTGTCCTGATGCAGATGCTGATACAGAAGCTGCAAACATTTGCATATCATCAGTGTTAATGTTTGATGTAACAGTAGCTGCTAAAACTCTGTTTACAAAAAACTCAACTTTACCTGCTCTGTCACATCTAAATCCTACAGTGTCATACGCATCGTCTGTGATAGTGTATGCAGTGTATTGAACTTGATTTGTTCCAGAACCATTTTTAGTTACAAATCTGTAAAACTGTTCACCATTGTTAGACTCAATAGAGATTCTGTTTGCAGATCTCCATCCAGAAGTTCCAGTAAAAGTTTCAACTAATCCAGTTCCATAATCAGTGGCATTAGCATCATTATTTTTAATTCTTGCTTCATACCAAATAACTGTACCTGGGTTAGTGATCGCTCCGGTGCTGTCTCTAGTTTCAGCTACAGCTTGGAAAGTATTTTGAGTTTTAACAAGAGCTAAACCATTATTGTCTGTTGTATTAGCAGACGTTAAAGTTACTGCTCCGTTTACCTCATTAGATATTCCTGCTGAAGCTCCACCATCTGCAATAGATGTTGACCATTGTGATCCAGGCAACGTGTTATAAATAAAATCATCTTTATAACATGTAAAGTTAGGATTATTGTCTACTGGTAAATCCTTAAACCATTTAGTGTTTTCAGCTAATCCAGCAAACATTACTGGATTTCTAAAGTGTGTTCCTGCCATTTTATTCTCCTAGTTAGTGTGAATATAGTCTCTAGGCCGTCGACTATACGCGTCTATATTCAACATTAATAAATTGTATAGTAAAAATAATATACAAAAAAAAAGGGGCGAAGTAAACTCCGCCCCTTCTCGAATCTATGTTAGATTAATATTAAGATCCTGAAGAACCAAATACACATCTAGGGTCTGAGAATCCAAAAGAATATCTCTCTCTAGCTTTGTATCTGACGTTTCCAGTATCAAAGTCACCTTCCATAGCAGTTCTTAATGGTGATCTAACAAAATGCTTAAAGCCATTAGGTGCATCAGTGATGATAAAGAAAGCATTAATATCATTTAAGAAATGATTTACTCTGTAGCCTTCTGGTATCATATTCATGTTGTTAATAGCGTTAATGTCATTGTCAGCTGTTCCAACTCTTAATGGAGATTTTAAGATTCTCTCAGCAGTGAATTGTAATTCTTTTGGAATTATCAATTTTCTTCCCTGCATAGCGATTTTAAGTCCTCTCTCATCAATGAAAGCAGCGATTTTGATAAGTGCATCTTCTAATGAAGTTTCACTTAAATCTGCTTGAGTTGTGAAAGTGTTCACCAAGCTTGTACCAGACACAGTTGGGTGATCTGTAGCACAAAGAGGTTTACCGTCACCTCCTAATTGTGATGTACTAAACGCACTGTTTAGTATTTCAGCACCTTTTACTTGTTTGGTATTAGCCATTGAACGTGCTAACGCTCTTGCGTAACGATTACCAAGTCTATCATATAGATTATCTTCGATTGCTTCCTCAGTAATTGCGAATGCTAGCGCTACAGTTTGGTGCGTGTACCTTGCAGTAAACGCTTCTTTCGCGTCGTCGAAAGTTACTGAAGCACCTTCTGCTTTAGTAGCTGCGCTACCAAATCCTGAAAGCATTACTTCTTCTTCAAAAGCTCTGTCTGATG